TTCAAAAAAGTTAAATCCAAAACATTTTGCCATTTTTGTATTTCCTCGCCTTTCTTATCACTTTGCATTATCATGCCAAACTTTGCCGCCTCTTCAGCAATCGTTAAACTATTATAGAATTGCACTATGGTGTCACTCACCGATATTACTGAATCATCCCCGTATAACAAAATATAGGAATTATCTTCTAAATAGCGCAACGATCGACACGTCGGCGGAGCCAATTGAAGATAGGTATAAAAATGAATGATTGCATTATTCATAGTGTTGACTATAGTAGTTAATAACCACCCTGACGCTAGACCCGTTATAATCAAAACCAAAAAATTTGCAACCATCGTGTATCTATACATAGCTTCAACGAAAAACAAGTATCGGTCCCTATTTTGTCCGTCACGAACATGCAAATCATACCATTTATTTATTATTCTACAACTTGCAAACAGAAACATGGAAAGTTCAGTACAATCAAAATTCTTCCAATCTGAAAAAAGTCCGTTGTTTCCTATCTTCAACAGGTTAACTACCATTTGATGCCACTCACGTGACTCAGGGTTCATTCCAACAGCAGAAAAAAACTTGCAATGCGCCCCATGGAAAAAATCCATGAAAGTTGCAAATAATTTCCTACCGTGTATAACCTGTTCAATAGGTCCTATTTCAAACAAACGTGTATCCTTGCCAGGTTTTAAGAGTTCATCTTTGCAGCAAGATGTCCAAATAGACAATGGTACACAATCCTGCTTGTAGCATTCTTCGCGATATTCCAAAACTTTTCGCAAATCCTCACCAATAATTTTGTACTTCCCATCGGTGTTGTCTATGAGTTTTCGCTTATCAACGTTCATCTCAACCCATGGATACCCCGGGGATGAAGACAAATTAATTCCAGCCAAGTTTTCATACGCCGAAATACTTTCCTCAAACGTTGTCCTAACATCTAAATTCTTAGGTGTCACTTTGTTTAAAATTTTCAAAACGTGTCTCTCAGCTCTCCTCAAAACACTTCTTTTAACAGTGTAAACGGGTCTTGAAAATTTCTTTATACAATTTTCGATTAAAGTAATTGACGACAAGTTCGCTGGTCTCTTTTTTGTCTCCACCTCCGAAAAAAAATCCGTTGGTTTCAATTTAGTTGGTTTTGCGTTTTGTACATGTTTCTGCATTTGCCTGATTCCATATATTTGTGGTGCGAATTCTTGTTTCTCAGGTTGCAAGAAATAACATTGAGTTCTAGCTCTACTATTTACATATTTCTCAATGCTTTCTCTTGAAATGAGAGTGCAACCACCTTTTATCATTTGTGGTACTCCCCAAGTATGTATTCCTACAATTTTTCCTTGTACTCTATTATTCTCTACTACTATCGGCGCTCCACACCATCCAGGTTGAGAATTAACATAATATGCCAATCCTTCCCTAATGGTGTAAGTCTGATAAGTCTTAGGACAAGAATACGTTACATCTGGAGCGTACTCACACTGATTAAAATGGTGATATTGAATTTCCTTCGCACTTTTATCCTTTAATACGACCAATTTGTAGTTCGTATCTTCCGTTTTCCGTAGAAATTCCAACTCATCCTTGCGAGTGAAATATTTCACAATATTTGGCCTCGGCTGATGTATCTCAGGCAATTCAACTATCACAGCATCATCACTAATTAAAGTAATATCTTCCTGTTCCAGTTGAATTTGATACCGCGATACACCATCCAATACCTCAAACGGCGAAATATCCCACTCGTCCTCATCCTTAAAAAAATGACTAACGGTTAAGTACGTTGTTCCGTACAAAGGTATTGCTTGTACATACGAATTGTCTTTAGTAAACAAAACGATTGTATCCTTTATCTTATCAATCACACTGTTCGATGTGTGATCTACAAAACCTTCCGTAATCAAATTTCTCATTTTGGGTAATGGATGAGTCGTTATTTTTTCCATTTTTTCCCTAAATTCGTTGTCCTGAATATTTTCTAAATATTTATCGGTCTCTGCATTTTGTGCCCTAATTTTCCTCGGTACATACGACTGTTCCACAGGTCTTCTGATGTTTCTCGGTACATAAGATTCTGTGTTCATTGCGTAGCCATGTTTATTCAACGTTTGCATTGCTCTAGATCTACAGCATTCACACACCTCTTCGAGGACATTTCCGAAAGCATTCTCTATTCTGTCACAGCCTTCTACTCGTTCCAACTGGATCAACGTATCACGATATGATTTTTCTATCTTATACACTGATCTCAAGCGCAACAAATTAATCACAAACATTGCGAGTAATCCTAATGCACTCAGTATCGATGTAAAGTGATTGTTGATCCAATTAAAAGACGCTATTGCATTGACTTTCGCCGTTTCACAAAACGACGCCAATTTAGCATAAGCTGTTTTGTACTTTTCCTTAAAATGTGTGTCATATTCCTGAATAAACCTGCTAACTGCTTGTTTCCACATTACCTCACCTTTCGTATAATACGTTTGAGTTTCAGAGAACACTTCTCCTGCCTCGGTTAACTTGACATGTTCAGAAATCAAATTTGATACTAAATCATCTAGCTGTCCTCCTTCATTAAAAATCTTAGCGTTCTCTTTGCAATAGTTAACGTAAAAAGTAAACAAAGCAGCACAAACCTGATTTAATGTTAAATCATTCTGCACATTCTCTTGCTGACCACTAATTAAAGTTAAATCGAACTTCGCATGACTGTAATCTCCTCGACAAGTGCGATTTGCATCATTTGCCCATTTTGCGCGAATTCTCACTGGAAATCTGCTCAACAGAGCTTCTGGACTATGAATTGTTCGATCCAACAAACGCCAATTTTCAACGTTAGTCGTAGCTACCACTACTTGTGATGTCATGAAAGTTCCTTTTATTCCAATAGCCGCATTATCTAAACTAGCCATAGGTGGTAAATATGGGTTAGTCGAAATAACTTCAAATATTTCGGCCACTTCCTGCAGCTGTGTCGATTGTGCAAAATCATCATACAATACCATAAACTGTCCTGAATATCCGTCCCAGTTTAAAGTTCCTGTTGTTCTAGGATAATACGAGTATTCGCTTTGACTTGACGCAGCCAAAAACTTTCCTAACACGTTTACCAAAGCCGATTTTCCTATCGATGTTGGCCCTTGGATCATAACCCCAAAGGGACGTGGTCTCGACGATGTATATGTTATTCCAGCCTTTGTTGCCCTCGCTATCGCATTAAGTTCTTGCATTGCGTTCTTAACAGCAAACGAATACTGCGTTGGTACAAATGATGTT